CCATAGTGCAAAGCATATGGAGTTTATGAAAAGGCGAATGAGAGCAGGAGATAGTTTTACTCAAGCCCATAAAAAGGCACAAGCAAAGGTAGGTAGATAATGGCTAAACGTAAAGGTGTAAGTTTATCTGTAGGTCGAGGCGAAAAGTCTAAAAAAGGAGGACTTACTGCAAAAGGTCGTGCGAAATACAATCGTGCTACTGGTAGTAATTTACAAGCACCTGTAACTGAAAAGAATCCTACAGGCAAAAGAGCAGCAAGAAGAAAAAGTTTTTGTGCTCGTATGAAAGGTATGCCAGGTCCATTAAAAGATAAAAAAGGGCGACCTACAAGAAAAGCGTTAGCATTAAAACGATGGAGGTGTTAAATGACTTATTCAATTCCTGGTGATTACAGAACAAAAGTACAGACCTCTACAAATATTGGAGATATAGATAGTCCTTTTACTAGAACTAGAGCAGTTTTAGATATGATGAAAGGGTGGGAAATAATGAAAGCTGTTACTGAAGGTACAGAATATCTTAGAGAAAACAGTGAAGCATTTTTACCATTAGAACCAAGAGAAGATTACACAGCATATATGGCAAGAGTAAATCGTGCTGTATTTAGTCCTTTTACACAGAGATTGATAAGAGCAGCTACTGGTCTTGTATTAAGAAAACCAATAACTTTAACAGGTGATCCATATTGGACAGAAACTTTTAAGATGGATGTTGATGGTTGTGGATCTGATTTAGATGAATACGCAAGAAGAATATTGATGTGTTCTCTTAGTTATGGTCAGAGTCATATTCTTGTAGATTATCCAGCACCTTCTGGTGCATTAAGTCTTGCAGAAGAAAGATCACAAAACCGTAGACCATACTGGATTGAAGTTGATCCTACAAACCTTTTAGGTTGGAGATTAGATAGAGAATCTAATTATGGAAATCTTATACAGGCAAGAATCGCAGAAAAAGCTGTGTTACCTGATGGAGATTTTGGAGAAAAAGTTTTTGACCAAGTACGAGTTATAGAACCTGGTAGCTATAGAGTATTTCGTAAAAAAGATGAAATTGATGCAATGTATGATGTTGATGATAATTCTTACATGGGTGAATTTAGTACTAGCACCACAGATCAAGAATACAAATTGGTTGAATCAGGTAGTTTTTCTCTTGGAGAAATACCTTTAGTTACTATTTATTCTGGTAAAACAGAAAATTTAGTAAGTAAACCACCTTTACTTGATATTGCATATTTAAATCTTGCACATTTTCAAAGACAAGCTGATTTAATTCATAGTTTGCACGTTGCATCCCAACCAATGCTAGTAATGGAAGGATATGATGATCAAACAAAAGATTTAGCTATATCTGTAAATTATGCGATGGCAACTCAACCTGGTAATAAAATTTATTATGTAGAACCTGCAAGTAGTGCATTTGATGCTCAATCTGCTGAGAT